TATCGGCGGCGTGTATGCCGATATATGAAAAAGGCATAACGGGTATTCTGGGTGACAACAGCAGCATTGCCGATATAATCAACGAACAGCCTACCGCAGTTGTGCAGGAGGTGAAGCGTGGGTATTGGAAATTTAACCAGTACAGCAAAGTGGTTGCTAGTTTTACATGTTCTGAATGCCAAACCCGTTTTTATAATTTTGGTAATTCAAAAATTCTGAGCCCGACACCATACTGCCCTAACTGCGGAGCTAGAATGGGCGGTGTTGCTAATGGCTGACCCAATGACCATGTCACGCCTGAAAGCCTACCGCAGGAACGCCTCAGCCATTGAGGACATCAAGGCGGAGCTTTCGGGCAAGTACGTTGCCGACAGTATCAGCGTATGCACTCCGCCGTCCTACACGCCACACAGCACACGCATAGACGGCTTTCTACCAAGCGGTGATACACTTTCACTGCTGTGCGAGCAGGCTCGACTAGAGCGTGAGCAGAGGTCTGTGGAGGAGTTTATCAAGGGGATAGAGGACTATCAGACACGGCGAATGTTCGTGCTGAAATTCATCAAGGGTAAGACGTACTTGCAGATAGCTATGCAGGTTAGTGGTGGGAGAATGTCAGAGAGCGGAGTGCGAATGAAAATTCAAAGATATTTGCAAGAAAAGTGAAAGTTGTGCGGTTTGTGCGTTTTACCTATGTTATAATTTAAACTGAGGAAAGTGTAGATGTACCTCAGACTTGTACTTTCATTGAAGTCACCTCCAATTTTCTAAGCCCCGTAAGGGGCTTATGCAGAACGTGAGTGCATGAGCTTGCGTTCTGTTCCATACGGTCAGCTGGTTTTCCGACAAAGCCAACACATAATATTTGAACCGCCGCCAAGCTTTCGGGCTTCGGGCGGTGTATGCAGGTCGAGAGCGTGCCAGCTCAACATCTGCTCCACCATTTACAAAACTCCTTAAATTATTTTCACGAAGGCGGCTGCATTTTGCGGTCGCTTTTGCGTTGAGAAGGTGACCTTATGCCAATACCAAGACCAGACCGAAGCGGTTCACACCAACAGCAGTTTCGTATCAACAAGAAGAAGATATACGCTACCCAAACAGTCTGCGGTATCTGCGGAAAGCCTGTTGATTTTTCCTTGAAATATCCTCACCCACTGTCAGCTTGCATTGATCATATCATACCTATCGCAAAAGGCGGTCACCCCTCAGCCCTTGAAAACCTCCAGCTTGCTCATTGGTGTTGCAATCGTCAGAAATCTGATAAATTGGTAGAAAAACAGGTGTTTGACCAGTCTCTTGACC